AGTTATGCCAGCCCTTCAACAAATGGTTGACGGCTTTAGAGAACTTCTTCCAGTCCACCGAAGCTATTGCGGCTTTTAGTTGTGGCCCGACAACTGGAAGAAGTTCTCTAAAGCCGTCTACCATTTGTTGAAGGGCTGGCATAACTACCATAGTTGCTTCTTCACCGACGGTTCCAAGTTCGTGCTGAAGAAGTTGTAGCTGACCTGTAAAGGACTTAGCGAATGCCGCACCGCTTCCGCCGAATTGCGATTGAAGTTCCGCAAGAATAATTTTCTGAGCGCCCATAATGTCGCCAGAATCAGAAAGTGCTTTTATCTGTGCTTTTTGTTGTTCGGTGAATGTAATACCAACACGCGTAAGCGCAGAAATTCCTTTTACGGGATCGTTGAGCGCTTTACCAAGACGGATAGCTTCGCCGCTTGCGCTAGTTCCCATAGCCCGGGCGACGTCCACCATAGCCGCGGTAGTTTGGTTGAAGATATCATTACCAGCGCCCGCTTGATTTTGAATGTTCTTGAATGTAAGAAGAAGATTCGCGCCTTCTTGAATTGTTTCGGCTTCGGTAGCAGTTAGAGCTTCCAGACTTCCGGCTAGGTTTTCAATATCCTTAGCGGTTCCGTTGGCTGTTGTTCCGGTGGACTTTAGAACGGTTTCGGTCTGTATGTTGATTCTTTGAATTCGAGCAAGGCTTCGAGCTGAAACGGCGATAGCCGCACCGAACGCGCCGACGGCGGCTCCGGCGATTGCGGCGTTTCGTCCTAGATTCTGGAAGTTTCCGCGAACTTTATTTAGCTGAAACTGGGCTTGCTTTAGACCTTTAGAATCAAAGACCGTAATAATTGGAATCTTGATAGCCATTACATCACCCTCAATTTGACGTTTACTTTTTCCGCGTACTTGTCCAAAATTCTTTTCACGCCGTCCGCTACGTTTTGTTCTTTCTTTTCAAAGCCGGGATAGACAAACCGGGAGGCTTTATTAGCCAAGTTTCGTAGCAACGCGCGACCGCGGGCATTTCTTCCGCTACTAGCTCGACCAGCCATATCGACCATTTCAAAACCAAAAGTTCCTTTTGGCGAAGACGCTACAAGAGTAATTAGCGAAGACTCGGAGCTAGACATACTGCGCCGCGGGCTTCTTAGGCTAACGGCTACCCTCGGGGTTTCAAAGCGTGTTTTACCTTCGTGGTTTGCCATTCCCGACAAAGGAGCTACCGGAGGAATTTGTGAACGAATAGAAGAAATGGCCGCGGTAACGCCCGCGTCATTTTTGATCTCTTGTCGCAGTTCTTTCAAGCCTTCAGGCTCGACTTTTCTAAGAAGGGCTATGGTATCTTGAACGCCTTCAACGTCTAATTTCATAGCTACCATTACTCACCTCTTATCTATTCTACCGAAATGTAAATAGAGAAGCCCCAGCGTTTGCCGGGGCTTCACCTATCGCGGAAGGTTCTTAGCGATTAGCCACCTGTTCATTGTCCAAAGCATTCGGTCGGATTGCTCCAATAAAACATTCGGAGGAATTCCTGACTCGACCGCTAGTGAAGCTATGAACCAATGAGCAGACCTATCGCCTAGTCCTACTATTTTGGAGCTTTTGGGTCTTCAGTTGCTCCAATTGACTCGACCGAATCTAACCAAGTTTCGTATTCTGCGGTTGTTTCTTTCCTACGCTTTTCTGAATGCCAAGCAAGGAATAGCAACCAGCCGATTCTTGGGTCGTCCAGTCTTGCGATTGAAACGTTGAACTTGTCTTCGAACGCCACCATATCGGCGGCAGATACTAGGACGTCTTTGTGCGTTCCGTCTGAGAACTCAATACGTAGGGTAAGTTTCATTTTTTACCTTAGACGGTTCCGGCGGTTGCGAAGCTGACCGAGCCACTCGTCGGGAACGACACCGAAAAAGTAGAAAGATCGCCCACGGCCCCGGCGACCGGAGAGAAGGAATTTACAAGAACTGGAACGGTGTAGATCGGGTTAGTTGAAGAACCTACGGTTCCATTTGGAGCGATTGTTACGGTTGCGATTGTTCCAAGAAGCGGGTTCAGAATTGTTGTGATTGCTCCAACTCCGTTATCTGCGTGGATATCCAAGCTAAGGGTTCCGGATTTTAGCCCACCTATAACTTCTGTCCAACCGTTGCTTGAAAAGTCTGTTACGTCCACATCTGCGGAAGTAAGTTCTAGCGTCGCTGAAGCAACAGAATCAGAAACGTTAGTGCTTCCAATCTTTACTGCGGTTGCGGTTACTATGAATTTTGCCATTTCTTTTGTTCTCCTATTTTACTAGCGGTTTTATTTTGCGTAAACTATGACGTTGAATTCGGCTGCTAAGTAGGTAACCTCTCCAATTACAAGAGAGCCATAGTTTCTCATATCGGTTACTCGGAGCGTGTCGCATTTGCCGCCGAGCGTCCTATCTAATTCTATCGCCAGCTTCACGGAAGGATTTCCCGTAGTGCTAACGTAAGAATCTAGAAGCTTTTGCGCCGAACGCTCCCCAACGCGTCCAACAATTAGAGTAACGACGAAGTTGTATTCGTCTAGTCCCCGGGCGAAAGACTTGTCGTAGTTCACGTTTGCCACGTTGATAATTGCGATAGGCGGGCTAATTGTGTCGGGCGTTTCCGTCGTTGTTCGTAACCCGGTAATCGTTGCTATGTTGGTAGCTAGTCCAGCCCGAAGGTCGGTGATCGAAGCCATTATGCGAATCTAACTTTTCGGTAAACGTCTATCAAGTGCTTTACGTCCGGGTCTAGTTGAACTCCTACGCGGACTGCCCCCATTTCGCCAAAACCGGCGATACCCAAAGGCGAATCGTTACGTTTGAAAATTCTTGCGGCCTGAATGACCGTGGCTTGTTTGACTGCCACGGGAACCGCAGACCAGCCCCAGACGCCCACAACTCGAACGGTTGCCTCTCCGTCTAGGACGTTGAATATAAAGTCGTCTACGGCTCTGATACGGGTAGCTGGGTGTCCTGTAAGACCGTCCACGTTTCCGTTTAGTGGCTCTAGCTGGTAATCCTTAGCGGCCCAAGTTGTGCCGAAGTCGTCGCCGTCCGAAGTCTGAAGAGTAGTCAAAGAAACTAGGTCGTCAATTTCGGCGACGTAAGAATCCTGCGGAGCGAATAACCGGGTTGCGGTTCCAGCGTTGTAGAAATAACGCTGAGTGTAGCTATCCACCATTCGGGAAGCTGATTCGACCGCAAGCTCTAGAAGTGTGTCGTCCACGTTGTCGGTAATCCGAGCGGAAGCCTTGATCTCCGCAAGTGAGCAATATCCGTTTACGATTGCCATAAGATTTTCCTTTGTTCTCTTCTATCTTACCAGCCGGGCTTTTATAGCGGTCGAGCTAATCCCTGCGGTGTAGGGCAAGAACCCGAACCCAACTTTATTAGCTTCTAGCCAATCTCTAGTAAAGCCCATTTGGGAATTGTAATCCTTATCTGACCAATCCGTTCCAGTAATCACAAAGTCCGCTTTTGCTTGAATTATGGCTGGCTTTGAATCTTGCCCGCCATAGTTAATAATAACTTCGTCCACATATCTACAAGCCCGAACTACCGCTGCTCTTTCCTCGGTGGTCATTATGGGCGATTTGCCTTTGAACTCTTTAACAAATTCGTCTGTATTTATGGCAACAATAAGCGTTCCGTCTTCGCCCGCAAACTGTTTTAGTCTGCGTAGCATTTCAACGTGGCCCCAATGAAAGACATCATAAGTTCCGCCGTTATATATTCTTAATCCCAACGATTAGCCCTTCTAGTTTCTAAGTCCCAGTAGCCCGGGGAGAAGTCTTCTTCGTTTACTTTCTTGTTAAATAGATTCTGATTCGCTGCGTAGGTTCGATTATTTTCTATCATTTTGTTCTTTAGGCTAGAGCTGTTTTCGTGGTGGACTTTAGCTTCTAGTCTTTGAATCTTTACTCCAGCTTTTTCCATTCTGCGGTGAAGGTCGTTATCGTCGAAGTAGAGCGGATAGAATCGTTCGTCATAGAGTCCAGCCTTTGCGATTGCGCCTTCGCCAAATACAACGCAAGACCAAGTTGGAATGATATCTACGAAGGTTAGGGCGTCCGGGTCGGCTTCAGTTGCGATTATCTCCAGCGCTCCAGACTCAAACCAAGCGTCATCATTTATTAGAACCCAGAAGGGAGCGTAAGGCGTGGACTTGATCACTAGATTATACGCACCTACAAGCCCAAGTCCGAAGGGAACTCGTAGGAGCCATAGATTCTTTACTTTTTCCGGTTGCTTAGGTTCCCAGTTCTTCGCTCCGGAGTTGTCTACGATTACCAAGTGTTCAATCGGGTAATCTATCGAAGCTAGTAATCTGTCTGCCTTGTCGAACTGACTGTAAACGGCGAAACCTAGAACGGGAATCATTTTGAGAATTTTTCCCGAAGGATAGGTTGCCAATATTTCGTCCAAACCTTGTCTACGTCAAAGTCCGAAGCAAAGTCGATAGCAACTTGCGAACGG